AGAAAGTACCGAACTAAAGCATATATGATAAAGGATTTGCCAGAACCGGTAGGAGAAAGAATAAGCCCACGGTCATTATTAATAATGTGGTGTATTGCATCTAACTGATAATCTCTAGCTTTAATTCCTTTTGAAATCTTATTGACAAATTTTTTAACAAGCCCTTTATCAATATCTCGTTCAGTGTAAGGCCGACCGTAGAACTCATTATTTACAGTTTCAATTCTATATCCTTGTTTCTCGCAAAACTTTTTGACATAAGGAAATAATCCCACAAATATTTTACCAGTAGCAGGAGAGAATAAACGAATACGACCATCCCACAAACGATTCCTAACCGACGGCATAAAGCTTGCATTTGGTACCTCGAAGGTAAAAAATTCCGAAAGTTCCTTAGCGATTGCCGGTTCAGTTTTAATTCGGAGATAGACTTCATTAAATTTTTCAATTTTTACTTCCATGGGCACCTTAAGGTGTTACTATATACCAATCACTTTCCATTATTTAATCTCCATGTAAGAATTTCTTCCACTCTATTGCATTGCGGATATTCCAATTTCTATTATTGATCTCTTTCAATACTCGTTCAGTATATTCTACCATTTGTTTTATATACTCTTCCTTTTGTCCAATCTCTTGATATTCTGAATCTGCTTCTATATACATAGCTACATCTGCCTTTAAAATTTTTAGATCGAAAGGTTTTTCTTGATAAACCTTTGGAGAGGATTTGCCTGTGTAATATTCCCACTTATCACGATAAAGAGATTTTCTTTCATCTCTTACCTTTTTTAATTGCAAGCAAAATTGTGTGTAGAATTTTAAATACTTGTTATGTATTTGTGGAGTCTTGATACTCTCAATATCAAGTTCAGTATCATCAATTTTCAAGTCAACATCAGCCATCTGTTGTAGTTCATCAAATCTCATAATATATCCTTTTAATGTGAAGGGGTAGAGCCGCCCACAGTTTAGTTTTCACTTATTTATGCTTCTACTAAAGTTGTAAGAAGATTAACTTCAAATTTAGGGTGGTCTATTAACTACCCCTTCATTCCTATTTATAGTGTTAAGAATTCGTAATACGAATATGCAAAAGTAACATCAGCTGTAAGATATACAGCATCTGTTTCTTGTGTAGTATATGTTAATCCACTCAAATTTAATGGAAATGAATCATGCAAAGTAACTCTAACAACAGGATTATTTTTATTACTTAATATACTTATGAGAATATCACTATATAAATTCCTATCACCTGTTAAATTAACACTATCCGCTCTTGATACTTTATTAAATTGTTTATGATCTGACGGAGTCCCTATATTAACTATCCAATTAAAAATTTCTTGATAATTTGATAACTTTTCATCCACCATAAATGACATGGTAAAATCTTCAAATGTCATAAGATCACCTACCATAGGTACATTAGCAAGAGATGTTGGTCTATCAAATCGACCTACACCTACTCCAGGCAAAGTTAAAGTAGTACAAAAATATTGTGACAAAGGGAAATTTCCCAATGTAACTAGAAACTGACTAGACTGTGCATAGTCAAATGTATCGGGTTGCCTTCTTAAAGCGTCTATTGTTGCCATATTACTATTTATACACTCAATTACACTTAATTATTAAGTGAAAGTATAGATAAAAAAAGACCCCGCTAAGGCGGGGTCTCTAAACTAGTCTTTATAGTTATTCTAAGTGACTATTTTATGCAAATTTACATGATATTAGCAACTTGAACTCGTCTGTAGTATGTATTCAAATCGGCCGCATCTGGGTTGGTCAGGTCAATAGCACCTGTGCCACGTGAGGTTGCGAACGGATTTGCAGTCATACCATATCGAGTTTTGAAGCCAATCTTCGGCTGGAAGGTGTTCTCACCAACGGCACGAACCATCTGCAATGGGACGTACGGACAGTAGAATACACCAGCGTCATAAGGCGATGTGCCTCTATATCCAACAACGTAGAACTTTGTAGCAAGACTGTTGTTTGAATAAGGATCGACATAGACCTTAAAACGACCATTAAGTGTACCAGCAAATGTATTGCCTGTGTCATCGACAGAAAGGTTATCAGACAGGTTAGAACCTGTGTCTAATAGACCAGCCATTGACAGAGCAGAAGCAACGTCAGAATCGCACAATATGATATTGCCCTTACCGCGGCGTGTATCAACTGCGATTGCATTGGCATCACGTTCGATTGCAAACATCAAACCTTTGAATTTCTCAACTGACCAGCGACCGTTAGAGTCTGTATCAAGATCGAAAATACCAGCAGTTGTCGTATTGTATGCACAACCAGCCTTGGCTGTCGTGTAAATGGTACGCACTACTTCACGGTTAATTTCTGCAAGAATTTCTGTTGACAGAATGTTAGCTAACTCTGTTTCAGCATCTAGACCGTGAACGGCTTTAAGATCCTGAGCAAGTTCCATCGTGTATTCAGCTTTGAGCGCACGGCTAACGGCTGTGACCGTTACTTTGTCAATACTGAATGCCATCTCTGCGAAAGCATTGGTTGCTCCATCACCCAAGGTCTCTCCCAGAGCAGTTGTTAGACCAGTTGCAGTTACGACTGCACTCATATCATTGAGTACGTTGTCACCTGTATGATCGACACCCTGTAGATCGCCTGCGGCATCTTCTGCCGAGAAATCTGTATCAGCTTGTGACGTAAAGGCTTCTGTACCGGCTGAGTTGGTATAACGTGACTTCATTGCAAAGATCAAGCCTGTGGGGCCTGACATTGGCTGGACGCCGCAAACATCATATGCAATTAAGTTAGGCATTGATCGTCTAATCAATGAAATGAGGATTGGGTCCCAATTATCTACTGAACCAGCGGTAGAGTTAGTAGGGGCGGCCTCTGACAAGAAAGCCCGATCTTCGGTCATGGACCGTTCTTGGTTTTCCAGGATAACTGACGTTACAGCACGCTTATAAGAATCCTTGATACCTGGAAGGTCAGGATGGTCTAGGATTGGCTGCCATTTTTCCTGTAGTTGTTCCGATTGAAACATTTTGGATATCTCCTTTGTTTTACTTTGTTATTATTTATAAAAATCTTTATTTCTGCGCTCTTTTTTCAGCTTTTTCGATTGCAGACATATAAGCAGCCATCTGATTACTTAAATCACCGTGTTCGTCGTATACTGGTGCTGCCTCAGCTTCGTCATCCTTCACAGAATGTCGTGGGAAATAACTTTCCTTAATCGTCTGAAGTTTCTTTTTAAAATCATCAGAATCTTCAAACTCTACACTCTCTGCTAGTCCAACAAATTTCTCAACTTCTGTATCAGCGAGATCAGAAGCTACATCTACTAGAATCTCATTCTTCTCTAGTTCTGAAACCTTTTGTGAAAGTTCAACATTCTTTTCAATCTGCTCATTCAACTTGGCTTCCATTTCGTCGGCCTGTTTTGCCGCGGCATCAAGAACATCAAACTTCTCATCAGGTACAGTAATATTATGCTCTTCAAAGAGACCTTTAAGAGCTGTAATGAAATTTTCTGAAATATCAGTTTTGAGTTTATGCTCAATAGCAACTTCATTGTCTTTCATCCATTCTTGCACAACGTAGTTCAAATAGGCGTCAACCTTCTCTGAAGTTTCTTCGTCATGTTTGACAATAGATTCTGCTAATTTTTCAGCATACTCATCTTCAATAGTTTCAATTTCATCACGGATTTTAGTCTTTACAGCGGCTTCAAAGATTGTTGCGGCTTTTTCTTTGAATTCGTCTGAAAGGTCATCTTCACCTTGCACTAAGGCTTCGACATCTTCCTTAACAGAAATCTTTTTAATCTTTTCTTCAATTTCCGCTTTTGCGGCTTCTAGTTGCTTAAGTTCTTTAGACTCTTTAGATTCATCAACTTCTTCCTCATCTTCATGGTGACCACTAACGATTTTCTTAACTCGTTCATGCACACCTTTAAGTTCAGTAGCTTTCATCTTTCCGAGACCTTCGATCATCTTACCTAGATCCTCAAGCATTTTTGCTTTGGTCATCCGAGCTTCCTCTAGTTGTTCTCCGTCGTGGTCAATTTCATCACCAGCGGCAAGTTTCATTTTCTCACCAGGAGTTGCTTGCGCCGAATTTCCTTGAGAAACTTTAGGCTCTGCTTTAGCACCTTTAGACTGTACATCTTTAGCCTTTTTGATTTTATCACCAGCCTTATGTGAAGCAGATTCTTCTTCAGGAGTGTCTGCACCAGCACCTCCCAAATCGTCTGCATCATTTTTAAGCTCTGACTTATCACCACCACCAGACTTTAAAGGTGTAGCTTTACCGGAAGCAGGTTTCATTTTTGCAACTCCACCAACTTCTTCAACTTCATCCAATTGAGAAATTTCTTCCTCCATTGCCTTAACTTCGTCCTCTGTAAGTTCAGCATCAAGAAGCTCTTCCAGTTCTTTGTTTAAGTCTTGTTCTAACATTTGGATTAAACTCCTATTTTAATTTATTATTATTTATAAATTTTATAATTTTGAAAGGAAGTCTGCGAAAATCTTGGTCTGCTTTCTACCTAAAGCTTCAGATTTTTTATCCAAAGTCTTTTTATAATTGGTAATAACTACTTCCTTGACGATACCATTGTCCCAAACCCAATCTTTACCTTCCATAATGCCTTCAACAAATGCATTAGGTGCAGATGGATCCGCGACGATATCAGCAGCAGTAGCAAGATAAAAATCACTTCTTACATACTGTGCACCTTTCTTTGGTTCTAATGAACCCATACCTCTTGACGAAACTCCTAATTGGGCACCTTCATCAATAAGATTTTTTACAATTTTTCCGTAGGGAGTATCCATGATCTTTGCCTCTCCAATAAAATTCTTATCGTCAGGATACAATTTAGTAATCATATGTGAAACTCTTTCTAGATTAACTGTAGGACCATCTGGATGACCTAACTCTCCAAATGCTCTCTTTTTCTGAATGAAATTTTTGTTATACCTACTAACTTCTTTTTCAAGAATATTCATAGGATATATACGACCATTACGATTTTTTACATCAGCTTGAAGAAAGGTGCCACGAATCTTATAACTCTTTTCACCGTTCTCATCGGCCTCTGTAAGATATTCAATTTCTTCGATATGCTCGGATATGAGTTTCATTTTATTCTTCCTCTGGAACTTCCTCTTGCTTTTGTGCAAATATATTTCCTGCTAATTCTGTTTTTTTCAACTCTAATGCAGCTTGTGTTCTACTCTGCATAATTGAATCAAAACTTGCCTGCGCAGCGACATTATCACCTCCAGCTATTGCATTAACAACGGCTTTAAGTTCACTATCCTGAATAGGCTCTGTTGTAACTTTTTCCATAATGCTTTCTCTCCTCAACTATTTATAATATGTTGTTGCTCTTCTTCATCACCCGCCATCATATAATCATCTTCTCCACCATCTGTCATATCCTTTTCTTTATCAATTTGAGCATCGAGTTCTTGCATTTCTTTCTCAGATTGGCGCAATATGTTTCTACGCACCCATTCATGTGAATAATATCTACCGATATAATCTTGAATTCTATCCATATGATCCAATCTATCTCCAAGAATTTCTAAATCTTTTAATTCTGAAAAATGATTATCCTGTAAGAAATCATAAGAAATATTTTCTTTAATATTTTCCCAATCTTCTGCTGTAATAATACCCTTGAGTATTAATTGAGTTCTTAATACATCATGGAAAAGAGAAGCAAACTTTTTGCGAAGTTTACCAACAAATTTTGTAAATTTAACCTCATCTCTAGTAATCTCTGCTGATCGGCCTAAATTAAAACCACTTTCAGCTTCCATTCTAGAAATAGGAACATTTAATGAACGATAAAGTTTATCTTGAAAATACTTGATATCTTCTAATTCGCCAAGATTCTGGCCACCGGGTAGTGTTGTTATTTCTGTGCCCCTACCCCCTTCCCTCCGGGGTAACCAAAAATCTTCAAGCATCGACATTTTACTACGATCATCTCTTATTTCACCTGAATTAGCATCGTAAACAAGTTTGTTTCGATACCGATTCATAATGTCTTTGAGATACTGTTCTGCCTTTTGCTTAGGTAAATTACCAACATCAATGTAAAATATTCTACGCTCAGGTGCCCGTGAAATACGATAGATAACTACCGCATCTTCAATCATTCTTAATTGATTTACAGGCTTGATTGCCTTATGTAGATGTGAATAAACTTGATTCGTTGTCGGTTCGTATAGACCTGATGTGA